TATAGAACAACAGGTGCATATATGGTTGGTGTAGACCACACAATCGTAGATGGTAAAGCATACATTTTAGAATGTAATGGTTCGCCTGGAATTGGTTCTAACTTTGGAAATGGTGATGGTAAAACAACAACCAATGAAAGATTAATTGAAAAAGTATTAGACCATGTTGGAAAAGTGAAAAGTAGATTTGTGGGTTCTACACAAACTGCTGGATTTGTAGAAAGGTTAGAGATAGTAGGTCTTGGCCCATATCGTGCTAAGTTTGATACAGGAAATGGAACTAAAGCATCTATGTTTCATGTAGACAAATTAGAAATAAAAGGTAAGATTGCTAAATGGGAAAGAGATGGTAAGAAATTTACTAATAATATAATTGGAGTATCTCATCCTGTACATGTAGATACAATAGACAAAAGACCAATCGTATTAGTAGATATTAAGTTTAACAACACACTTTATAAAGATGTGCCAATAGGATTAACCACAAGAGATTCTAGAAGTACATTTTTGATAAACAGGGAACTGTTAACTAGATTTAAAGTTGCAGTAAACCCAGATAGAAAATTTGTTCTTTCTAGTTATATAGAAAGAGGGGATAACAATGATGAAGACTATAGGACACCGAAATGATAATTGATGCACTAAGAAAAAAATATGAGGCAGAAATTGCTGCTGCCAAAGCTAACATAGATGTTTATAATAAAAATCCTGCTGGTATTGGTGAACACCCAGACCTAGTTCAAGCAGTTGATACAGAGATGGTTAAACTTGCCGATGCCGAAGATAAGTTAGAAACATTAAATAAACACTATGGTAATCAACCAGATTTATTAACATAAAAACATTGACAAAACTTGTTTAAAGCGAGTATAATTATATCATGCAATTTTATACGAATGTAACGCCTTGGGGCAACACCTTGCTTGTTAGGGAATATGTGAATGGTGAAAGACTTAATCGTAAGGTCAAGTATTCGCCTACCCTATTCTGTAAGGTCATCAAAGAAACTAAACACAAGACCCTTGATGGACAATTCGTTACACCTGTAAAACACGATACAATTAAAGAAGCAAAAGAATGGTTAAAGTCTTATGAAGACCAACCACATTTAATTTTTGGTAATACTACATTCCAATATAATTATATTGCAGATGAATATCCTACTTATGTAAAATGGGATATAGATAAAATTCTTGTAGTAACAATTGATATAGAAGTTGCGTGTGAAAATGGATTCCCAAATCCAGAAGAAGCAATAGAACCATTACTATCAATTACAATTAAGAATCATCAAAACAAACAAATATTAGTTTGGGGTATAGGTGATTATAACAATACAAGAGATGATGTAACTTATGTAAAATGTGATTCAGAAAAAATGTTAATCCAAGAGTTTTTAACTTTTTGGGAAAAGAATCAACCAGACATTATTACAGGTTGGAATACAGAGTTTTTTGATATACCATATATCTGTAATCGTATTAAAAATTTATATGATGCAAAAGAAATTAATAGGCTTTCGCCTTGGGGTAATGTATCAGATAGACAAGTTTACAAGATGGGTAAAAAACAACAAGTTTATGATATACTCGGTGTATCACATTTAGATTATTATGATTTGTATAGGAAGTTTACCTATACCAATCGTGAGAGTTACAGACTTGACCATATAGCACATATTGAACTTGGTGAGAGTAAAGATGACAATCCATATGAAACATTCCGAGAATGGTACTTAAAGGACTTTCAATCGTTTATTGATTATAACATACAAGATGTAGAGATTGTTGATAGACTAGAAGATAAAATGAGATTGATTGAGTTGTGTCTAACTATGGCGTATGATGCTAAAGTTAATTATATGGATGTATTAGGTTCTGTAAAATATTGGGATATACTTATTTACAATGAATTAAGAAAAAAGAATATCGTTATACCACAAAAGATTCAAAGAGAAAAAAGTGAAAAGTTTGAAGGTGCATATGTCAAAGACCCAATCGTAGGATTACATAAGTGGGTAATGTCTTTTGATTTGAACTCTTTGTATCCACATCTAATTATGCAATATAATATTTCACCAGAAACATTAGTTGCAGATAAAGCAGTTAAAAATATGTCAGTTGAAAAGATGTTAAATAAAGAAGTGGATACATCAATATTAAAAGATGCAACAATGACACCAAATGGTGCTTTGTTTAAAACAACACAAAAAGGTTTCTTACCAGAACTTATGCAAAAGATGTATGATGATAGAGTTAAGTTCAAACAATTAATGATTGAGGCACAAAAAGATTATGAAAAAACAAAAGACCCAAAACTACTTAGGGATATATCTAAGTTCAATAATATCCAGATGGCTAAAAAGATTTCTCTCAATAGTGCATATGGTGCTATCGGTAATGTATGGTTTAGGTATTACAATATTTTGGTTGCCGAAGCGATTACTACAAGTGGGCAACTTGCTATTCGCTATATTGAACATAGTCTTAATCAGTATCTTAATAAAATACTTAATACCAGAGGAGAGGACTACATCATTGCGAGTGATACGGATTCGGTCTATATCACATTTGATAAGTTGGTTAGCAAAGTCTTCGTATCAGACACAGACGACAATAAAATCGTGGAGTTTTTGGACAGAGTTGCTAAAGAGAAAATTGAACCTTTTATTGATAAAAGTTATCAAGACCTCGCTGAGTATGTAAATGCGTATGAACAAAAGATGCAAATGAAAAGAGAAGTGATTGCAGACAAAGGTATTTGGGTTGCAAAGAAAAGATATATTTTAAATGCACATGATGTTGAAGGTGTTCGTTATAAAGAACCTAAATTAAAAATCATGGGTGTTGAGGCAGTCAAGTCATCTACACCAGCTGCATGTCGTGAAAAGATTAAAGAAGCATTAACTATTATTATGACTAAAGATAATCAAGAGTTAAATAGTTTCATACAAGATTTTAGAAAAGACTTTATGGATTTGAAACCAGAATTGATTGCATATCCTCGTTCTGTAAATGGATTAAACAAGTGGACTGAATCACATAATCTATTTAAGAAAGGAGCACCGATACATTGTAAAGGTGCGATACTGTATAATCATCTTTTGCAAGATAAAAAATTACAGGGTAAATATCCATATATACAAGAAGGTGATAAGATTAAGTTCTTACATATGAAAACACCAAATGTCTATCAATCAACTTCTATATCATTTATGACTAAGTTGCCTAATGAATTAAACTTACATAATTTTATTGATTATGATATGCAGTTTGAAAAGTCTTTTGTAGAACCTTTAAAATTTATTACTAATATTATAAAGTGGCAGATAGATGATAGTTATGGAACACAAGGAACACTAGAGGGGTTTTTCTAATGGCAGGAAAAGGAGATAAAAGAAGACCGAGAGAAGTTGATGAAAAAACTTTTGAAGATAATTGGGATAGGATATTCAAAAAGAAAAAAGAAAATCCTTTACCATTTTCTGATTCAAAACCAAATGAAAATATGTTTGATGATTTAAATTTAAAAAATACTAGGGAAACAGGAGATAATAATGAATGACTTTTTAAAAGATGTGATTAAGGAAACAGGAAATGAATATGCCGCTGTCGTTTCAGAAGGTGTAGAGGCAGGAGATGTATCAAATTTTATTGATACAGGTTCTTACATATTCAATGGACTGATTTCTGGTTCAATGTATGGTGGACTTCCACAAAATAAAATTACTGCATTGGCAGGAGAAAGTGCAACAGGGAAAACTTTCTTTCTTATGGGAATGGTTAAAAACTTCCTAGACCAAAATCCAAATGCTGGTGTTGTCTACTTTGAATCAGAAAGTGCAATAACAAAACAAATGGTTATTGATAGAGGAATAGATGCAGAAAGAATGGTAATACTTCCTGTAACAACTGTACAAGAGTTTAGACATCAAGCACTCAAAGTATTAGATAGATATATGCAACAAGATGTAGATATACGCAGACCATTGTTTATATGTTTAGATTCACTTGGTATGTTATCAACTACAAAAGAAGTAGAAGATACAGAGGCAGGAAAAGAAACTAGAGATATGACTAGAGCACAAATACTAAAAGCTGCATTTAGAGTTTTAACTTTGAAACTTGGAAAAGCAAAAGTACCAATGGTAGTAACAAATCATACTTATGATGTTGTGGGTTCTATGTTTCCAACAAAAGAAATGGGTGGTGGTTCTGGATTAAAATATGCCGCTTCAAGTATCATCTATCTATCAAAGAAAAAATTTAAAGAGGGTACAGAAGTTGTTGGTAATATCATTCATTGTAAAAATCATAAATCAAGATTGACTATGGAAAACAAAATGGTTGATGTGTTATTAACTTATGACAAAGGACTTGATAAGTATTATGGATTACTTGAATTAGCAGTTGCACATGGAATATTTAAACAAGTATCAACTCGTATTGAATTACCAGATGGAACTAAACAGTATGGTAAAACAATTAACAATGACCCAGAAAAATACTTTACAGAAGATGTAATGAAACAATTAGAAGAAGCTGTGAAGAAAGAGTTTATGTATGGCAACGATAGTTAAGAATTGTTGCACACCACTATTTTTAGATTTCATTAAACATCAAGTTACGAAATCTACTAAGTGGAATTTTAATTATCCAATGGGTAAACCATTTGAAGATAAACATGCAAAGATTGATGTCATACAAGGCACAACTATACATGATGATTTTTTGGCTGGTGTATCTATGAGTTTGTTAATGATGATTCATGAGAAAGCAAAACAAAGTAATGTTGATGTTCCCCTAGACCTTTTGTTTTGTGGTATCTCTATGAAAGATAAACATAGAGAAGATAATCTGCATACAGACCATGAAAAAGATGAACTGCAAGATACACCAATCATTAAGGTATTAGGGATATTAAATTCAGACTGGCAAGATAGTGATGGTGGTGGATTCATACACAATGGAATTACACACAAGTTAGTGCCTGGCGATTTTATAGTTTTTAATCCTAGACTACCACACAAAGCAGAGGATATTATGACAGACAAAAAAAGAATAGCAATAGATTGGACAATAAGAAATGGATAATTTAATTAAAACATATGATAATGTACTTGATAGTCAAACTTGCAAGAATGTTATAGATAAATTTGAACAGTTTGAAACACAACACGAATCATTTGATGTTAGAGGAATGGTATTTACACAATTGAATATGGCAAAATCACCTCAGATATGGAGTAAAGAGATAGAACAATTTACAAGTATTTTTGAATCATCTCTTTTAACTTACTTAAAAGACACAGGTGTTACCCCACAACAAATGCCAAATAAATATATCTGGGAGCCTATTCGTTTGAAAAGATATATGCCAAACGACCATGATGAATTTAAACCACATGTAGATGTAAATTCAAAACCAACATCTACTAGGTTTTTAGTTTTCTTTATTTATCTTTCAGATAATGAAGAAGGTAAAACTACTTTTCCACAACTAGACAAATATGCTGAATGTAAGAAAGGTAGTATGTTAATGTTCCCACCATTGTGGCCCTGGCTACACGCTGGAACAAAACCAATAAATGAACCAAAATATATAATGCAAACTTATTTACACTATGTCTAATATTAAAGAATCATATGTATATGTAGAAAGTAAAACACAAGACCAAACTTGTATTGGTATCAAGGGTGGTAAGTTTGCTGGTGTCATTTATAAGTATGGAAATGTTTCACTAGGTGAAGAAACAAAAGATGGTAATATGCCATTTAAATTTGAATTTGATATCGTAGATAATAATGCAGTACCAAAAGAGGACTTTGGAGATGATTTTATGAATCTCATAGGTGATATTTTGGTAGATATAATTGAGGAGCAATATGCAGAACCAGACAATAGAAAGGACAACTCTAACTAATCTTCTAAACAACGAAGAATATTCTAGAAAGGTTTTACCATTTATAAAACCAGAATACTTTGATGTTAAAGAAGAAAGAATAATCTTTGACGAAATACAAAAGTTCGTAGACAAGTATAATAAGATACCAACTCAAACATCGCTAGAGATTGAAGTTAGTACAAGAAAAGATTTAAACGATACTGAACACAAAAAGATTGTAGAGATAATTAAAACTCTTAACAAAGAAGTTATAGACTTTGATTGGTTAGTGGATACCACAGAAAAGTTTGTCAAAGACAAAGCAATCTACAATGCAATCGTAGAGGGTGTTGGTATTATAGATGGTAAGTCTAAAGATAAGACACCAGAGGCAATCCCACACATTTTAACAGAAGCACTTGCAGTATCTTTTGACAATTCTGTTGGACATGATTATCTAGAAGATTCTGAATCAAGATTTGATTATTATCATCACAAAGAAGAAAGGATACCATTTGATTTAGAGTTCTTTAATAAGATTACCAAAGGTGGACTTCCACCTAAGACTTTGAATATCGCACTTGCTGGAACAGGTGTTGGTAAATCATTGTTCATGTGTCATCAAGCTGCAAACTGTTTATCACAAGGAAAGAATGTGTTGTATATTTCGTTAGAGATGGCAGAGGAAAGAATCGCAGAAAGAATAGATGCAAATATGATGAATATTAGTATTCCAGATTTACATGAGTTACCTAAGAAGATGTTTGATGATAAGATTAGTAAGTTACAAAAGAAAGCAAAAGGTAAATTAATCATTAAAGAATATCCTACTGCATCTGCTCATAGTGGACACTTTAGAGGACTATTGAAAGAACTTGCCATCAAGAAATCTTTCAAACCAGATATCATCTTTATTGATTATCTAAACATTTGTGCATCTAGTAGATTCAGAGCAGGAAGTAATATGAACTCTTATACTATTATCAAGTCTATTGCAGAAGAACTTCGTGGACTTGCAGTAGAAACTAATGTTCCTATTATGTCGGCAACTCAAACAACTAGAAGTGGTTTCTCTAATACAGATGTTGGACTTGAAGATACCTCAGAAAGTTTTGGATTACCAGCGACTGCTGACTTAATGTTTGCATTGATATCTACAGAAGAACTAGAAGAACTCAATCAAATCTGTGTTAAACAGTTGAAAAATAGATATAATGACCCTACCATGAACAAGAGGTTTATCATAGGTATTGACAGGAACAAGATGAAACTATTTGATGTAGAACTCAAAGCACAAGATGAACTTGTGGACCATGGGCAAAGTGAAGTTCCTGTTGCTGATAATGGACAAGGGTTCGGTAAGGGAGAGGAAAAAGACCTGTACGACAAGTTCTCTAAGTTAAAAGTTTGATAAATAACACATATAACTATATTTAAATGGAGAAATTGATGTCATTCAGACGCTCAATAGAGCAGTTAAGACCTGCTCGCACTCAAAAAGTAGACCTACAAGAAAGGGTTCAGTCATTATTGACTGAGGCTACTATGTCGGCTAGAGATTTTTTTAGTAGAGATAATCAACAACAATTTGTAAAAAAGGCAATAGCTGGGGAACTCATTGGAACAGATGGTAAAAAGTTTAAAAAAATCCCTGCTAATGATAAAGAATTAGTCGCATTTAAAAATCTTAAAGTCAATGTAACACCAGATACAGCAAAAGATAAAAAAGTTCTGAAAGATTTAATGGACAAATACTTTGGTAAAATGGGTAATATAGAAAAGGGTGCAAATGGGTTTAGTGGAGGCAAAACAGGTGATGGTAGTTCTAAAGCTCCTAGTGGAGCAGATTGGGAAGATATAATAGTTCATCAATATAATAAGTTATTAGGTAATGAGAATTTTGATAAAAAAGCTAAAGAATCAGCAAAAAAATTCTATCCAACATATGAAAAAATTGGTAAAAAAATTGCAACAAGTTTTAAAGGAAAAAATATAAAAAGCCAAATGATACAGTTTGGTGGTGGTAAAAGTAAAGCAAACTTATCTAGTTTTTGGGTATCAAAAGGTGGTTCAGATGGAACACCAAAAACTGATATGTATTCAAAAAACTATAATATTAGTTTAAAGAAAAAAGGTGGTTCACAACTTGCTTCTGGTGCAAAAGGAGAAACTCTTGCTATGTATTCAGCAGCATTAGAATATCTTGGTGCTAGTAAATCAGGTCTAAAACAAATAAAAGACATACAAAAAGAAATAGAAAAAAACTTTATCAAAATATCAACAGATTATACTAAAGGTGATTTAGAAGATATGTCTAAAGCAAGTAAAAAGAATTTAAGTGCAAAGGATAAAAAAGATGTTGCTCAATTTGTTACAACAGAAAAATTTCATAAAGAATTAAATGAAAAAATAAAAGAACATCTAAACTTTGAAAAAAATCCAGAGTTTATGAAATTTCTCATTTACGAAGCAATGTCTGGTAGTAAAAAGTTTTCTTTATCTCAAGCAAGAGCTAGTGTATGTGTGGAGTTTGATGCTGATAATGGGAATGTAAGTAAATTTATCCCTGTAACTAAAAATGGGAAAAACAAATTTACAGAAGTACCTAGTATTTCACCAGAGGTAGAAGCTTATGCATCTAAAGTTAAAGTTTATTCTGCTTGGAAATCTGGTAAAGGTAATCCATATTCTTCATTAAGAATTAGTTCTCGTTTTGGTGAAGAAGAAGAAACTTTACAAAGTATTGTAAAAGAGGTGGTGAGAAAAGATATCATAGCAAATGCTGTATTAAAAGAAGAAGAGCAGTTAGATGAGTTTGCTGCTATAGGTAAAGTTTTTAATAAACTAAAAGATGTTGGTAGGAATGCTATTAATTGGATAACAAACTTAATAAAAAAAATAATAATGAAAGTAAAACAAGCACTTGAAAAAATAGCTCAACTAGGTAAAAAAATGTTTGAAGGATTATTTAAATTTTTAAACATACAATTAGATTCATCTACTAGAATAACATATCCATCTGAAATAAATGGGTTCGTACATGGAATGGCAGACTAATGAACAATCTTGCAGAACAATTTATATTTGAAGATAAGGGTGGAAAGAACCTACATCTAGAACACATAGAAGATGAGATACTCAACTATGGTGTTGATGGTGGTCGTGCATCTATAAACTTTGTTCGTTCACTAAGAGATATGTTTGCTGGTGCAACTCGTTCATCTATTAATATGACAGTTAAATGGGATGGTGCTCCTGCTATTTTTGCTGGTATAGACCCAGAAGATGGCAAGTTTTTTGTAGGAAAGAAATCTGTATTCAATGTAGAACCACAACTCTATAAAACAAATGCAGATATAGACAAGTATACATCTGGTGATTTAAACGCAAAATTTAAAGTTGCGTTACGAGAGTTTCCAAAGTTAGGTATTAAAGGAGTTTTACAAGGTGATTTAATGTTCACAGATGATGTATCTACAACATCAATAGATGGTAAAAAGTATTACACCTTTCAACCTAATACTATCGTTTATGCAGTAGATGTAGATTCAGATTTTGGAAGACAGGTTAAGTCAGCAAAAATTGGTGTGGTTTGGCACACAACATATACAGGTAGTGATTTACAAAGTATGAAAGCATCATTTGGTGTAAACATATCTGGATTAAAAAAAACAAAATCAGTTTGGATGGATGATGCAACATATAAAGATGTATCTGGTAAGGCAACATTTACACAATCAGAAACAGATGCTATAACCTCTGAACTATCAGGTGCAGGCTCTACATTCCAAAAAATTAATGCAGTCTTGTTAAAAAAGTTTTTAAACTTACAAGATAGTTTGACAGGTGCTTTATCTGGTGCATCATATAAGACATATAATAATACAATGGTGAGAGCAGGGAAACCCATAACAAATCCTAAAAGACATGCAATAGGATATATGACTTATTTTAATAATAAGATACAAGAACAAATTGACAAGATGAAAAGTCCTGCTGGAAAACAAAAGTATCAAACAATACAAAAAGAATATATGAGAGAGTTTAAAAAACACTCTAATAACTTAGAACAAATAGCACTATTTCAAAACTATATAATAGGTGCTAAAATGTTAGTCATAAAAAAATTAAACTCAGTAAAAAGTATAGGAACTTTTGTTAAAGTAAATAATGGATTTAAAGCAGTCAACCCAGAAGGATATGTTGCAATAGACAGAGTATCTGGTGGTGCAGTCAAACTAGTAGACAGAATGGAATTTAGTTTTAATAACTTTACAGCAGCAAAGGCGTGGGATAAGTAGATGAAAAAATTTATAGACATAGCAGAGGCACCTAAAACAGTTGCAATGACTTTTGGTAGATTTAATCCACCAACGATTGGTCATGAAAAGTTATGTGATGCAGTAAGAAAAGCAAATCCTAGTGATTATAAAATCTATGCTTCTCACTCACAGAATCCTAAGAAAGACCCACTACAATATGCAAAGAAAATTGCATATATGAAACAGTCATTTCCCAAACACAAAAATAATATAATAGTATCAAAAGCAAGAACTATCTTTGATATACTAACAGAGTTAAATAAAAAATATCAAATGTTAATAATAGTTGTTGGTTCTGATAGGGTAAAAGAATTTGAAAGACTAGCAAATGAATATAATGGTGTTGCATCTAGACATGGATATTATAAGTTTGATAACATACAAGTGTTAAGTGCTGGGGAGAGGGACCCAGATGCTGAAGGTGCAACAGGAATGTCTGCATCTAAAATGAGAGCTGCCGCTCAAGCAAATGATTTTGATTCTTTCAAACAAGGGACACCATTACCTGATGCACAAGCAAAAAAATTATACTTTGATGTTCGTAAGTCTATGGGTATCAGAGAAGAATTAGATATGAATGACCCAGAAGTATTAAGAGATTTATATCTATCAGAACAGATTTGGAATGTGGGTGAATTAGTTTCAGTAGATGATAAACCATATGAGATTATTCGTAAGGGTACAAATTATGTAACTGTCATAGATGAAACTTATAAGACACATAAGTTTTGGTTACACGAACTTTCTATGTATGAAGTAAGTGGAAGTGCTCTAAAGAAAATATCACAAGACTTTAAAGATAAAAGTAAAGATATTGCACATGGAAGACAGTTTGCATTTTTAGCAGGACTAGTAAAAGATATTAATCATAAAAGATTAGCAAAAGATTTAAAAGGATTTATGCAAAGAAACAGAGATATGCAAACACCTATTTTAAGAGTGTTAAGAAAACATCTACCTGATTATGATGTCAAAGTTCTTACTAAAGAAGGTAAAGCAGAAGACGAAGCACCTAAGAAAACAAAACAAGATAAAGATATTAAAGATAGAGAAGGTACACAACCTGCTAAGTATTATGCAAAAGATGCTGAGGGTGATAAGATGTCTAAGGCAACTAAAAAAGCAAGAGCAAGACACTTTGCAAAGTATGGTAAGAAAGACCCAGATTCAGATGCTGCTTACAAACCTGCTCCAGGCGATTCTGGTGGAAAAACAAAACCATCAAAACATACTAAGAAATTTAAACAAATGTTTGGTGAAGCACCTAGAATACCTAGAAAGAAAGGACAACCTGCTGGAAGTGATAAACATTCAGACCTATACACAGATGAAAACCCAGAGGGTACAATTCATGGTCTAGGATTTAAAGATGTAGAAACTGCGAAAGCAAGTGTTGCAAAAATTGAAAAGTCAGACAGAACACATGCACACAAGATACAAGCTGCCGTTGCAATGGAACAAAGAGCAAAAGAGATGGGTAAGAAAGCAGAAGCAGCAATCTATCGTGCATACATTGAGAAGATGAAAATCAAAACTAAGAAGATGAATGAAAGTCTTTGGGATAATATCAGAAAGAAAAAAGAAAGAATCAAAAGAGGTTCTGGTGAAAAGATGAGAAAACCTGGCGAAAAGGGTGCTCCAACAAAAGACCAAATAAAGAGAGCACAAGAACAAGCACCAGATACAGATGATGCAATGAAAAGATACAAAGCTGGTAAAGCAGGATTTACTGATATCGCACATCTGAAAGCAAAAGGATTAATTAAAAGGTCAGATGGTACAAAAAGAAAATCAGCAAAGTATGAGATAAAAGAGGAGTTTGAGTTTTATCCAGATAATTTACATCAGCATATTCAAATACCAGATTTTCCAAAAGATGATATGGAAAGAGAAATGGCAATTGTTAGAAAGTATGTAGATACAAGAACAAAAGAAGATGAAGAAGTTGTTAAAAATAATGACGAAGATTCTTTTTACTCAATCAAAGAATACTTGAAAAAAATAAAAGTGGCATTCCATGAGAATGAGTTAAGAGATATTGTGCAACAGGCAGTTCCTACAATTAGACATTTTAAAAATAAGTTTAATCGCATAAGACCTTTTGAAGCATATCCAGAGTTAGATGTTTTAGGAAGTAAAACAAATAAAACTAGGTCATATCCTAGTGGACATTCTACACAAGCGATGATTGTTGCTTTATATGTGGCACAGAAGTTCCCAGAACATAAAGATGGTCTTATGGAAGCTGCAAAAGAAGTTGGTATGGGTAGAGTAAAGGCAGGGTTTCATTTTTTATCAGACCATATCGCTGGTCAGATGTTAGGAACAAAAATGTTTGAGATGATGAATAAAGAAGACTATGGACAGGCAATGAAAGAATACTATGAGTTAGGAACAGATAATTATGTAAACTATCTCAAAGATATTACGCCAGGCGAGGAGAAAAAGAAAGACTATGAACAGGTTAACTCAGGTTTTGGATTTAAAGATGAAGAACCAATGCTTAATGAATGGGGTGAGGTAGATGAAGAAGCAGAGTATCAAGGAAAAAAAGTCAAACTAAATAATCCTGTTAGGGGTGGTAGTAAAAAATTCTATGTATATGTGAGGAATGAAAAAGGTAATGTGGTTAAGGTTTCTTTTGGTGATACCACAGGACTAGAAATCAAAAGAGATGACCCAGCAAGAAGAAAAGCATTTAGAGCAAGACACAATTGCGATAATCCAGGCCCCAAAACAAAAGCAAGATATTGGTCTTGTAAGTTTTGGGAAAAAGGTAAAACAGTTACAGACTTAGTAAAAGGATAAATACTACAATGGACATATTGAACGAAAAAATAGAGGGTTTAGTTAAGAAAGCAGAGAAATCTGGAATGCCTTATGGTATACTTAAAAAGGTATACGATAGGGGTATGGCGGCGTGGAAAACAGGACATAGACCTGGCACAACACCACAGCAATGGGCATTTGCACGAGTAAATTCTTTTGTAACTAAATCATCTGGTACATGGGGTAAGGCAGACAAAGACCTTGCAGATAAAGTCAGAGGTGCAAAAAAAGAAGAAATAGAAAACCCTAAAAACGCAAAAGATATCTTAGGACAAATTAGGGAGAAACTAAGTAAAGATGCTGACGCTGGGGATTATGTAAAAGATTTTAGAAAGTCAAAAGCACCACAGTTCAAAGGTAAGTCAGATAAGAAGATACAGAAGATGGCAATTGCTGCTTATCTAGATTCCAAAGAAGAAGTCAAAGAGGAAAATTGTCCAAAGTGTGATAATGACCCATGTAAGTGTGAGAACATACAAGAACAAATCAAAACTTTTAATAGGAATGCTTTAACTCCCTCAGACAAATCAAAATTAGCAAAACATTTTGATAAACTTGCAAATGATAGAACAACAACAGGAAATGAAAAACCTTATTACCAAACATTGTCTAGATATGTGATGGGTAATGTTAAACCTTTTGATTTTAATGATATGATTGGTGGAGCTCCAGAGCAAGTTCTTGGAACTATTGGTAGAGCAACAGCATCAATTATTGGAAAAGGTAAAGCAAAAACATTTATACCAGGCTTTAAAGAAGAAAACATACAAGAATCTGGACACACAGATGTTGCATCTATGAAAACACAAGTGCAGATTGCTATGGATGCACTACAGAAAATGCAAATGAACTTAGGAAAACTAACTGATGAAGATGACTTACCTACATGGTGGACTAACAAAGTCGCAACAGCGGTTAATAAATTAGATGGTATGGCAGATTACATAGATGCTATGCACGACAGGGGAAAAGAAATGAGTGAACAAGTTAACTTAGAAGAAGATATATGTGATGGTAACATTAGACTAAGCGAAGGTAGAATGAAAGAACTTCATGGTTATATACAAAGAGGAATGTCTGCTCAAGCGATTGCAAAGAAAATGAAACTTGATGTAAAAACTATAGAGGCATTGATGAAAGAGGATTTAGATGAAGTAGAACTTGATGAAGCAGTTCTTGCTGGTAGAGATTACAAATATGATGGTAAAGGTCCTATAAAAATATCTAAGAAAATGTATGCTAAAGTAAAAAAAGATAGTAAGAGTATGATAAAAGGTAAACCATATATGATGGCACTCAATCCTAAAACACAAGGAACAGAATTAGTGCCTGTAGTATTTGAAGAAGTTGACAACAGTTTAGCGGCACAAGCAACTAGAGTAATATCTCAAACTGCAATCAGAGAAAAGAAAGACCCTGCTGATATAGATTTTACTGCAACAGACTTAGATAGAAAAGCTGCCGATAAGAATATCTTCGTTCAGTTAAAAAGAGCTCAGGATATGAAAGGAAAAGGAGATATTGAGTTCTTAGATAAGAAGAAAAAGAAAGTAGATATAAGAATTATAAATAAAGCAATTGATATGATGATGAAAATGAAACCTGCTGATAGAGCAAAAATGCAAACAGCAATTGGTAAATCATATAGAGATTTGCTTAAAACTGTACAACGAGGAAAAGTATAATGAAATATTTAGATACAAAAAAAGGTAGTTTGGAAGAAGCAGTCCAACAATCTATGAGTGGAGTTGTTGCTAAAGACTTAATAGAGGCAGGTGGTAAATACTTAAAGTATTCTGATTTACTTCTACAAAAAGGTAGACTAATGGCAAAAAATAAAAGCACTGCCATGATTGATAAAGAGATTTCTAAAGAGATGAAGAAACTAGGTATCAAAGAAAGTAAAGATGAATACGAAAGATTCTTTAATTCTGCTCTTAAAAAATTCAAAATAGATAGTCCTGCTGATTTAAAAACTGACGCTAAGAAAAAAGAGTTCTTTAATTATGTGGACAAAAACTACAAAGCAAAAGCAGAAGAAGTAGAATCAAATCTGCAAGAAAAAGAAAGAACATACACAGTAGTTCATATTAAAAAAGGTAAAGAAATTATCAAAACTTCAAAAGGCACATATGACGCCGCTAAAAAATATGCAAAGATGAAAGGTCTTAAAAGCACAGCAGGAGTTGATGTACATTTAATGGAAGAACTAGATAAAGAAGATACACCAACTATAAAGAAAGTTGTTAAAATGTTAAAGAAAGCAAGTAACGCACATGCTGACCAAGCAAAAACTTTATCAAAAGATTTACAAGATGAAACAGATAAAAATGTAGATGAAACTCTAGATGCAATCAGAGAAGCAAATGTTGCAAAACAAAAATCTATGAGAGAAATACTTGCTGACATTTGGAAAATGAATGAGGGTAAAAATCCTTTTGAAAAAACAGTAAAAGAATCACCATTTGATTCTAAAAGACAATTGAAAGACCCAAAAAAAGAAACTATGGTAATGATGAAAAAGGGTAACTACAAAGGTCAAGTTTTCGTTATTGATAAAAAAGATTTACCTAAGTTTGAAAGACAAGGTGCTATACAAGTAGAAAACAAAGAAATTAAAGAAGCGCCCATGAAAAATTATAAGTATGACCCAAACTTTTTTGTAAACGATAAAAAAGATACACTACAAAAACTTTTGAGAGATAGGCGTTCTGGATATGGTGAAACAGATTTAGCAAATTATCTAGCACAAAAAACAGGTAAAGACCCAGAAGATGTTTATTTTGATGATGATGAATTAGTGTATGGTTCTAAAACAGTTATGAGAGGTGCTCACAAACAACCAATTGCTAAACTTATGGCTAAGTTGAAAACTATAAGAAATGAATATGAACCTGATATGGAAGAAGGTTTTGCTAGTGATGCACAGAGGAGAGCTGCCTTTGCACAAGGATATAAAGCAAAAGGTAAGAAAGGAAAGAAAGAAGAAATAGAAAAAGATGGTAAGACTGCTACTGGTCAGAAACCAACAAAAGTTGAAATAGAACCAGAAGTAAAATAAAATGAAAAATGTTAGAGAACTTTTAAAAGTAAACGAGGAAAGTTTACCTAAACTGTATTGTGATTTAGACCAAGTTCTCTGTGCATTTTTAGATGGTGCTAAGTTTGTTTTAGGACAAGATTTTGTAAAAGCAGATAGAGAAACTCGTTGGAAGGAGATTGCAAACTTCAAAGGATTCTGGGATAACCTACAATGGATGCCAGGTTCTAGAAAACTCTATCAAAGGATTGCAAAGTACGACCCATACATATTATCTGCATATTCAGCAAGAGATGCAAATTCTAGAACAGGGAAACATAAATGGATTGCAAAGAATACTAGAATTCCTAAATCACGAGTATTACTTGTGAAAAGGGCACAGAAACAGTCATATGCGACTGATAAGGGTGAACCTAGTATATTGATTGATGATTACATCAAAAACATAAAAGAATGGGAAAGTAAGGGTGGTATTGGAATACATCACACAAGTGTATCTAAAACACTCAAAGAACTCTCTAAATTGGGGTTCAAATAATTATAAATACTGATAACATAAAGAATTACATAATATTAATTTAGGAGAATAAACATGGCACTATGGGGAAAATCAACAACTGCCGAAGGTAGACCAAAGTGGTTACCAAAAGATTCTAATGCTGCTGGTAGCTCTGGTGCTAGAGAGCATTGTGTCGCACAACCTGCTGGTTGGGCATTGAAATCTGGTCTTGCTGCTTCAGGTAATGATAACACAGCTGCTGACCCAGAAATATTAGTTTGCATTAGTAACTTATCAAATGTTTTTGGAAACGCAAATATTTTAAGTATAGACTTTACTACTGGAGAATATGCTGATGCATCTGACTTCTCAGTAACTTTAACTTTTGATGAAGAAATCACAGTAACATCTGCTGCTTTAACTGCTAACCAAACAATTACAAACAAAATGTACTTGTTACTAGACAGATTAGGTGGAACTGATATGGCATCTGATAATACAATCGCTGCTCAGTA